TTTAGTTTATGTAGATAGCACACAGGGTTGGCTCTTAAAGAATAATTAAGGAGATACATGGCTGCTTATAAAGATCTAATAGGGCAGAAGATTACGGTAGTAACTTCTAACCCACCTGAGCCTAAAACAGGTCAGATGTGGTACAACTCTACTGATGGTAAGCTTAGAGGTTTAGGAATTCTTGAAGCATTTACAAGTGCCCCTAATTTACCATCAATCGCTTTTAGAAGAACAGGTTTTGGAGTTCAGACTGCAGGAGTTATCGCAGGTGGTTCATCTACAGCCCCAAACAGATTAACCGTAACTGAAGAATATAATGGATCTGGTTATTCTGTGGGTGGAACATTAACCACTGGAAGAAGACTTTCATCTGGCGCAGGAACGCAAACAGCAGGTTTATTTTATCTAGGAGCTGGACCATCTGGTGACGCAGATGTAAGAACATTAAACGAAGAATATGATGGATCCTCTTATTCAGAGGTAGGAGATTTAAATACAGCACGACAGGGTGCTGCAGGAGATGGCACTCAAACCGCTGCATTTGCTGCAGGAGGTAGTGATGGGAGCGGAAATCCAAGCACTGCTGCTGAGACTTGGAATGGAACTTCTTGGACAAACCTACCCTCAATAAATACATCAAGAAGATTTTTATCAGGAAGCGGAAGTCCAAGCGCTGCGGTTGTATTTGGTGGAGAGGTAACCCCTAGTGGACCATCTGATACAAGAAAAGCAACTGAAGAGTACAATGGTTCATCTTGGACGACGGTAACTAATATGAATAGTGGAGCTGGGACACTTGCCTCCTCAGGCGGATCTCAAACAGATTTAATATCATTTGGAGGAAGACGTTCTACAACAGTAAATAACGCAGAGGCTTATGACGGAACAACTTGGACTGCTTCTCCAGCAACTTTAGCGTTAGCTAGAAGTATGACCTCAGGTTTAGGTTCAGGGACAGCTGCTCTATGTGCAACTGGTGAAACACAACCAGGACCTTATACTAATGTTTCAGAGGAATATAATAAAACAACAAACACAATAACCGCTGCAGCATGGGCTAGTGGTGCTAATTATCCTGCAGCAGGTTATGGCGGAGCAGGTTGTGGAACATTAACTGCAGGGCTAGGTTTTTCAGGACAACCTTCAGGATGGAATACTCTTACATGTAAATTTGATGGTTCTTCTTGGACTACATCTGGAGCTCTACCATCTGCTAGAAGATATATGGCTGGGTTAGGAACACAAGCCGCAGCACTTGCAGCACAAGGTTCAACAGTAGGTGGTTCAGGAGATGAAACAACAACTGAAGCTTATGAATTTAATGGTAGTTCTTGGACTGCTGCAAACGATGCTAGCAATAAAAAAGCTTTCGTAACAGGATTTGGAACACAGACTGCGGGAGTAACTTGTGGTGGAAGTAGTCCTACTGGTGGAGGTTCAAATCTAACTACATCAGAGGAGTATGATGGAACAAATTTTAGCACGGGTGGAACTATGAATACAGGTCGTCATAATCTTGCAAGTGCAGGAATCCTGACAGCAGGCATAGCGTATGGGGGAAATAACCCTCCACCTGGATCGAGTGCATCAGAAACTTATGATGGAACTAATTGGACAACAGGACCTAGTCTAAACACAGGTGTATTTGCTCTAGGAGGAACTGGAGCAACTAATAGTGCAGCGCTAGGTATGGGAGGATACACATCTCCTCCTACTCAGATAACAGGGACAGAATTATATAATGGAACTGTTTGGGTAACCCAACCAAATATGGCCACGGCAAGAGGATATAACTCATTAAGTTTTGGAACAAGCACTTCAGCGGTAACAGTGGGAGATTACCCTGCATCTAATTCAGTCGAAATATTTACAGGAGAAACAGTAACCGCTAACATAACAGATTTTAGTACGGAATAATTATGGCTACATATAGAGAAATACATGGAAGATCGATTCAGGCAGTAACAACTGATCCAACAGGAGATGTTGCTGAGGGTCAGATCTGGTATAATACAACCAGTGATACTTTTAAAAG